AGTCGCAGCAGACACAGAGACCTGGATCCAGAATGCCAAGGAGGCGGAAGCATCCGGAGAACAGCCATCAGAGCTGGAAATCCTGATAAAGACCGTCACAAAGCAGCAGGCTCAGATCGAGTCGATCAACCAGAGCGTCGATGACATCACGCTCGCGATTCTTGGAGGTGAGTAAAATGTATGAAAGACTGAAAAGATTATACCAGGAAGGACGCGCGTCCGAAGCAATGCTGAAGAACGCAGTCAAGAGAGGATGGATCACAGATGAAGAAATGCAGGAGATCATCGCCTCAAAGAAAGAGCCAGAGGTTCCAGTGTCTACACCGGAATCCAGATAACACCTGCAGAAGGACATACGAGCCATGCACGGAAAGCTGCCGGTACTTCGGTACCTGCGGCGAGTGCGTGGCTTATTTTATTCCGGCAGGCCAGCAGCCATGCAGAAGCTGCAACAAATTAAATGCAGGAGGGAGGTAGGAACCAATGGACATGACAACAATCGTCGTGGCCGCCAGCATTCCGTCCGCGTTCACAGGCTTCTGTTTCTGGCTCATCGAGCAGAATCTCAAGAAGCGTGCGGACAACGAAAAAGAGGAACGCGAGGAGCGCCAGAAACAGCTGGACGAACGCGAACAGATCAGAGAGAAGAATGAGCTCTGCATCATCAACAGCGTGAACGCAGCCATAGCGCTCGGAGAGGCCACAGCCAGAGCCGTGCAGAGAATCCCGGATGCACACTGCAACGGAGGCATGCACGCAGCCCTGGACTACGCTCAGAAGGTCAAGCACGAACAAAAGAACTTTCTGAACGAGCAAGCACTGAAACATATCATCGAGGAAGGAGAACAAACATCATGAAAAACATCGACTGGAAAAGAAAACTGACAAGCAGAAAACTCTGGACAGCAGTGGCATCATTCGTATCAATGATGATCGTAGCCACAGGAGGCGCAGAGAACACAGCCACACAGGTGACGGCACTCATCATGGCCGGAGCATCCGTCGTGGCATACATCATCGGAGAAGGACTCACCGACTCCGCAAACATTGGATCCGACGATTCAGAGGAATAAGAAGCACAAAGCACCCAGGGCGGCCACCAGGCTGCCCTTTTTTATTTAGGAGGTATGCAAGATGGCAATCACAGAGAAACAGCAGAGATTCATCGAAGACATAGCTAAGCACGTGCAAAAGTACGCGAGAGCATACGGAATCCTGGTACACAGTCCCATCATCGCCCAGGCGATCCTGGAATCCGGATGGGGAGAGAGCAAGCTGTCCGCGAAGTATCATAACTACTTCGGACTGAAATGCGGATCCAAATGGACCGGCAAGAGCGTCAACCTCACCACCCAGGAGGAATACCAGCCAGGAACCCTGACGACCATCAAGGATAATTTCAGGGTTTACGACAGCATGGAGGAAGGCGTCAAGGGATACTTTGAATTTATCCAGCTGCAGAGGTACCAGAATCTGCGAGGAATCACGGATCCGAAGGAATACCTGCAGACAATCAAAAACGACGGATATGCCACATCGAGCACATACGTCGAAAACAACTACCAACTGATCACTCAGTACAAACTCACTGAATATGACAAGGAAGGAGCAGAAATGAGCAAGATAGAAAAAGCAGTACAACAGATGGAAGCATGGGCCGGAAATGACTCACACGGATACGACCAGACATACAGATGGGGACAGCATGGAGACTTTGACTGCTCCGCAGCAGTGATCCAGGCGTGCGAGAACGCAGGAATCCCGGTCAAGAGCAAAGGCGCAACCTACACCGGCAACATGCTCGCGGTATTCAAAAAATGCGGATTCGTTGACGTTACCAGCAAGGTAAACCGCTTGACCGGCGCAGGGCTTCTCCGTGGAGACGTTCTCCTGAACACTTCACATCACACCGCAATGTACTGCGGCAACGGCAAAGAGGTAGAGGCAAGCATCAACGAAAAAGGAACCGCAACAGGCGGCAAACCTGGCGACCAGACAGGTAAAGAGTTCCTGATCAGAAGCTACCGCAACTATCCATGGACCAACGTCCTCAGATACGCTGCAGAGTCCCAGGCTTCCGGATCCGGAAAGAAAGACGTCACCACAGTGGCCAAGGAAGTGCTGGCAGGCGCATGGGGCAACGGTGATGATCGAAAGAACAGATTGACTGCTGCCGGTTACGATTACGCAGCAGTGCAGGCAGAGGTCAATCGTCTCGTAAGCGGAGCCTCGACTCCAAAAAAGAGCACGACGGAAATCGCAAAAGAAGTCCTCGCAGGCAAGTGGGGAAACGGCGATGATCGCAAGAAGAAGCTCCAGGCAGCAGGATATAACTATGCAGCAGTGCAGGCGGAAGTCAATCGCCTGGCCAAAGGTGGAAGCTCCACAAAGAAAAGCGTGACTGCCGTGGCCAAGGAAGTCCTCGCAGGTAAGTGGGGAAATGGAGATGCCAGAAAGAAAAAGCTGCAGGCGGCTGGTTACAACTACAATGCAGTTCAGAAGGAAGTCAACAGACTCATGAGATAAGATGATCCCGACATCAATGTCGGAAACATAGATAGAAGCCAGGGAGGTCAAGCCTCTCTGGCTTCTTTTTTGATGGCCTCAGCGTCGGCCAGGAAGAATATATCCCACACGTCCTGCGGGGAGAGTTGATACCGGACCGCGATCCGGACTATGTGCTTGCGCTGGAATGGCTGCCGCCCGTTCCAAATCGTCGAGAAATTGGATGCAGTCATGCCCAGGAAGACCGCAAGCGCCTTATTTGTATCGCCATGATCATCCATGGCCTGTTTCAATTTTTCTTTGTCAAACATTTTGATTCATTCCTTTCTAAAAGGATTACCGTGGAGCGCTTCGATTAAGCTGCGCGGGGAAGCTGCAGAAAACCCAGGATAAAATTTATACAATCATAGGCGACGCCTTTCTGGCCGGTGGCCGGGTGTAAGATTTACGAGGACGTCCAGCGGGGCTGCCAGACCTTCAGGCTTTCACATTAAAAACCAGGGAAACTTGTCGAACATCAATCCACGGTATCCGTCGCGCTTCTTCCTGCAGGGCTTCGGACCTGCCATCGGCGGTTTAATACCGGAGGCCTAAGCCTCCTCGCGATAAATTTCTTCGAAATCTTCAACAACGATCGTCCGCTCGGTTCCACCAAGAGCCAGCTCGATCTGAACATAATCGCCATCATCGTCGCAGGATACCGTGATGCTTTCACGGTTGGACTCCAGGACTTCAAATCCGTAATGCTTCAGATCCTGGAACAGATCCTCCATGCTGCCATACCAATCATTCATAATTCCACAAAGTAAAGATTGTTCATACATAGCCAAGACCTCCTATCTCACTAAGCCGCGAATATAATTCTTGTTTTTAACGCTTGCGAGAAGCCGTTCGTATTCAGCAACCGGAAGAAGAATCACGGTGCTATCTTTTACCACCCAGCCCTGCAGGTTAAACTTTTCAATCATGTTCCATACGTCAATTATATTTCTCAACTGCTTCATACCAAGACCTCCGATTCATTTATTGCTTTCCTTTAGGTTGTCTGTATATTAGCTCTGGTGCCGCTACTATTCAAGTTATTTATAACCGTAATTTGCACAAAGATCTCGGCCGGTTTTTGGTGGTAATTATGACATTTCAACCAGAAATTCATTCGCAAGAGCGCGCACATATTCAACGCTCGCTGAACGATCAACGATCACCTCCTTCGGTCCGAAATATTGATACAAAATATCGCAGTCAGGACACCAGAGAAGCGGCACACGACGATCACCGCACACTGTCGCGACCTCAAGATCATGCCTGCAGTGTTTGCACTGCAGGAGCGTTTTAATTTTACAAGCCACGCTGAATCACCTCCTATCGTTTTTTGATTTCACCGAAGGCAAGGATATCCTTCACCATCCAGTCGTAACCACAGAATCCAGCGTTTGCTTTGCGGAGTTTCCTGGCTTCCTTCGCATCAACGATACGAGCAGAAATCACGGCACACCAACCATCGTCCCAACGATAAGCCCAGGAGCCTCCGTCGAGTTTGGCAAACAGCTTCTGCATAGAGGCAGCCTGGGACGTTTTGAAAATGTAGTGTCCTTGATCCGCTCCGGACCATTTACCATTCCAGCTTGCCGCGTGCGGCATTGATAATTCAAAACACAAAATCATAAAAAGACCTCCTTTATTTTACATTCACTTTTTTATATTGCGGGCGGAACCCCACCATTATGAAATAGTGAGGTTTAGAGCTTAATAAAAAGCCGCTCCCCGTCCCAAGTACACTCCTGAATTACAGCGCGAGCGATCGCGTTTTTTTCTTTGTCGTCGAAGCCATCCAGGCCATGAATCAGCTTCGCGATTTCCGCAGCTGTGGCCTTGGCATCCTTCGCACTGGCAGCAGCCCGGTGGCTTTCCATCTCGGCCAGCGAGGCTTCACGCTTCAGAGCGCCCAGCTCAACGTCCAAGCGTTCCATTTCCGCGATGATATATTTTGATGCAGCGGAATCCTCGGCCAGAGCTAACGATGCAGCCAGGCGGCCGATTTTACGCTCGCAGGCAGACACGCGAGCCTGCGCAGCCTTCAGATCAGGAACATCGGCCGGAGCTTCCGCTTTGACGAATTTCTGAATCAAGGCAGGATCCGCAGTGATGCCGCGGAATAGCTCCAGGACTTTCTCATCCAGCAGATCGCATTTGATCTGCCCCATGTCGCAGGCATCCACACCCTGCCTCATTCGCTTCCTGCAGTAATACCAGGAAGAACAGGTACCGTCGACCTTTTTCTTCCTGGAGACCTGCATCAAGTTTCCGCACTTGCACCGGAGCACGCCCTTCAGGAGAGGCACCGGCCACTTTGCATCCTTGATGCATTTATTCTGAGTAAACCGGGACTGCACCGCGAGCCATTTCTCGGCAGGCATGAAGGGCTTGTGCTTTCCAAGACACACGGTCCACTTCTCCGGCGGCTGCGCCTGGTGCTTTTTGTTTTTCTCCGTCGACCGGCCATAGATGATCACACCGACAGATCCGTCCCACATTTCACGCGGGGAGCCAGGATCCATGATGCAGCCCTTCGCGGCATAGAAGTCGTACACTTCCGGAGTTGCCTCGACACAATACGGCATGGTCAGCATTTTATGCAGCTGCGTGGTCGAGAAGAACTTCCCGCTTTGCGTCCGGATGCCCTGGTTTTTGAATCGCGTCTCCATACCCTGCAGGCTGCAGTTATAAGCCAGGAAAGTATCGAAGATCTGCGTCACGTAGCGAGCCCCGTCCGGATCCACCTCAATGGAGCAGTGCTTCTTCCCATTCACAACAATATGCTTCCTGACGTAACCAACCGGAGGATTGCCGCCGGTCCAGTATCCCTTTTTAGCAAGGCCCAGCATATTATCCGTAACACGGGCCGCGATGGTTTCACGCTCCATCTGAGCGAAGACCACCGTGACATACATCATGGCACGCCCGATCGGCGTCGTGGTGTCGATATTTTCCTTTATTGAGATGAACATCACGCCATGCTCCTCCAGGAGCGCGTAAATGTTCGCAAAGTCCCGGACATCCCTGGAAAGACGATCCAGCTGATAGACTACCAGGACATCGCAGAAGCCACCCTTTATAAAAGACAGCATGCGCTGCAGATCTGGCCGGGACGTATTCGCACCGGTGAAGTCTTCATCAGAGAACTGCTGCCAGGAATCCACCTGGCCGGAAAACTTCGACTCGCAGTATTCCCGGTTCATCCGGAACTGATTATCGATTGAATCTGATTTATCAGAAAATACGGATTTTCGTCCGTAGGAAAAGAACCTCATCGTCCCACCTCCCAAAAAAGAGTATAAAAAATAAACCCTTGCGGATTTATCGGAAACGCTGTAAAATTTATTCGTAGAGTTTACAGCTTCCGCAAGGAAGAACAGGTCGCCTGGTGTTCGCAGCACCGGGCGATTTTTTATTTACAATTCTTAATCAGAGCCCGTAATCCGGG